TTCTATTTTTTTATAGTAAATATCATTGTTTTTTGATACACATATTTTAGCATCACCAGAAATACAGTTTAAACTTTTTCCACGAATACTCGATGATGAAGTTGCTGCAGCAATAATTTCTGAGTTATTTGAAAATTTAATAGAACCTTTATTAAGGACTCTACAACCAGGCTGTAACCAAAATGGAAGATTCTCCAACATTAATGTCAGACGAGATAGCATCTCACGAGAAATGGCACCTTTATTGGCCAGAATACCAACTTGTTTATCAGCATTAAAACATATATACCATAATAACCAAGCCACAGACGTCACGCTATTATGACTTAAAATATCATTTGTATAATATCGGTTATTGTCTGAATTTACTGTTAAATCAAACATATTGGATTGTTTACCATTTTTAATAACAGTCTCAACCGAAACCGGGCCATCTGTAGTTTGAATTTTAATATTAGAACAATCTTTAGCAAATACTTCTTCTGTATTTTCATCAAAGAATATATGAGTATCTGCACATATCATTGTCTTACCATCATTTAATGTAATCTCATATTCATCATATGGAATAGTTACATTAATATGAGTAAGATCCTCCCAACCAGTATCTGTTAGAATTTCATAGTCATCTATGGGCAGAGTATCAATAAACTTTCTTTCAACTGTTTCAGATAATAAAGGACTCATAATATTTGATTATTCAAGACATCAATCAAAAATGCTTCCGTCGTTGTAAATCCATTGTGATTGATGTTAATACGATGTTCTTTATATTTATTCAAGAATTTTTGCTCAGCTTTAAATGCATCATAGAATGTCATGGTATTATTAACTGAAACTACTTCATATTCAAGTTCATATTTTTTAAGAGAACCAAATCTCTTTTTTACACAATCATGAGATGTTATTCCAATTTTCCAAAATTCAACAGCATTATCATTATTAAAAAATCGAACATAATATAACAAACCAGGAATAAGTTTTACTCTTGGATCCCTATTGAATAGTTGACACATTCTACCAGTAGATTTACCCCGATTGATTTGTTCAATTTCTTCTATTGGTTTTGATTTTATTGTTTCCTGCCACCTTTCTTGACGTTGTAACCAAATTTCTCTACCAATTTTTTCTCCATGTTTTTCAATACAAGTTTTCAATGAAAATGTAACTTGTCGTTTTGAAAGTTCTTTTTTAGCATCTTCTTCTGAATATCCCCTCGAAGTCCAATAGATCAGGGTTGTATCATTATTACCGTTTTCTCTGTTTGAGATGCTACTTTTATCACATAGAGTTTTAATAGATTCTGAAATTTCTTCTTCTGATTTATCCTGATATTTTACAAATTTTTCTGAAAATGGAGACAATCTACCACCATGTTGCCATGCTGGATTTTTATCACCTTTAATTTTTTCAGAAGAATATTCTTTGATTCCATCAGATACTAATTCTGCATTATATAGTTTCTTATATTCTGATCCAGAAAGACCATGTGATAAATTAACATGGTTTATAATAGAATTTCTTTTATATAGTTTACATATTTGACATTCAACTTCTCCTTCTTCATGATCTTTAGATAGCTCATTAAATAGACCTGTGATTTTCTGTACGAGTGGTAATTGTTTCTTATTTTCAAATATTTTATCATGGGTTTCCATTATATGGAAAATATGTTCAGCATATAATGGATGTAATTTTCTAGTGTTTGGTTTGGTCTCTGTCAATATCTTTCGACAAATTTCTTTTAGTTCGTTCATATAAATCTCCAACTGTTATTTTTTCAATTAAACCAGTCGTCTTATTACGAATGGTTACAGTTGTATTTATATGTTGGCATTTTCCGCTCTGGCGCGGAGCTAATACCACATTAAACTTATTATCAGTAATGTGTTTAATATACTTTTCTTGATATCCTCGTAATGAAAATAATTCAAGACCTCTATCTAGATGTATTATCTTACAATGGTTGCATATAAAATATGCAGCATCATCCATACATTTTACGTATTCAGTAATCTGCTCTTTTGTAAAATCTATTTTTACTCCATCCTTCTTGACATTTGGATTTCCTAAATATCCGTTCTCTTTTATCTTTTGATTATCAAATATCATACATCAATACTAACTTGTTGATCTTTCAAAAACTTCTGTAACTCAATTGTGGAACCAACAAATATTGAATTGTTATTTGTTACAGAACCTTCTATATTGACTCCTGTAGAATTTTCTTTTGGTTTATCTTGAATTAGTTTTTTACGATCTCTTTGCAGAGTCATAAGATTGTTATTAATATCCGCTGCATTTTTAATCAATCCTGAAAGACATTCATATGCCCTTGGCGATTCGCTGTCAGTACATAAAGATCCTAATGTAGCAATTGCTTCATCTGAAACATCAATAAGCTTTTTCATATGGGATCTAGCAAAATTGTAATCTTCTTCGGTATCCTTTATAATATCATCATGAGAAGGTCCGATATATGCAGGAACAATTGCAACAGGTAATATCTCTTTAGGAGTATTTGATGCTAAAGATGCCAACATATCTTCTTTGGTTTTTTTCATAATATATTATTCCAGGAATCCAAATGTTTCAATCACCGTATAATTTTCACGAGTATCATTGGTCATATCACCCAATTTAACTTCCATTCCAGTAATTGGAATAATATCAGTAAATTGTGCAGAATCATACAATGAGCTTTCAATAACTTTAATTACAGGTACTGGAGGAGATGATGCAATAAATTTAACTCTTACTTCAAAATCAAGTGTGTAAATAATTACACGGCGGCCACTTTCAAAATCGCCATCATAATCATCTTGAAATGCAGTGCCATTTAATACTATTGGAAGATCTGTTAGTGATCCGACAAATTCCATATCTTTAACAGTAACTGTATACTCAGGATTAAAATATGGAACTATCTGCTCAAAAATTTGAAGTGCATCATCTTGATGATGAGATAATATACTAAGTTGAATTCCTATTTTATAAGGAGTTGCTTGGTATACTCTATCATAAGATGATGATGGTGCAGGTGCAGGATATGTTGTAGTATTTAAACGATTTAGTTTTGTTGATGCGTCAAATGCTATACTGGTAATTTCAAAAGACATACGAGGCATTCTTAATGCAACGTGAGTAATCTTATTAGGATCATTTGTAGGTAATCTTTCAAGAAATCGTTGTCTTGGACCATATGCAAGAGGAACTCTTATAATGCCTTCAGATTTTCCAGCCACAACCTTTGCAATTGATATATCATTAAAAAGACTACCAAATACGGCAATAACCTTTTTAATACTTCCATTATAAAAATAATCAGTTCCTAACATATGTTATTCTCCAAAGGGGTTGGATTCACTAAAGTCTAACAAAACATCTGCTGTATTTTCAAAGGATGAATTTTGAGCAAAGGCATCATTTTTAAACAATACATTATCACCATCAGTTAGACCTATAACTCGAGTAATGGTTGATGTTACTGTTGGTCCTGCAAGAGTAGTTCCATTCACCAATGCATGAACTTCACCATCATTGAATGATAATGTTGAAAAACTTGCAATTAAACCATCCGATACTTTTTCATAACCAAGAAGTTTAGTTGTTCCAGTAATTCCAGATGGTAATGTAATAATCAACATATCATCAATGTTATGAACAGCATTTGATGGAAATGTAATATATGCACGATATACTTCCGATAGGATTCGTTGTATATCATCAACTTCATCAACTCCTGTTGATATATCCTGATTAGAGTATTCAAATAGTTCGCATACAATTTTATAAGTTGGAATATAACCAAGTTGATAGAATGGTTTTTTATCTTCTACAAATTTAATCTCAAATAATGAGAATGCCATGGGAAAGTAAATAAGATCACCTTCACGAGGACGATTAGAAAGATCAGGAAGATAACGTCCAACAATACTGTTCCATCTCTTTCGAGATACCAATAAGGATACCTGATCTCGAATTTCCAAACCAAATTTTGAAACCAATTTGCCATCACCTTCAAACCCATCCACTGATTCAATATACATTTCAATCTTAAATGAATTGGTAAATTTTGAAATTACATCTTCATTAAGAATTAAATCACGAGCAATAATAGTACGAGGAATATAATAAAGATCTTGACCATAAATTCCAATGGATTCAACTACAAGATCCTCATAAAGATCTTGCTCAGATTTTACACTGTTATTAAAGTATACATTACGAGCCATTAGTGTTATTTATATAGATGGAGGATAACCATCTTCAATTAAAATGTTCCATTTATCTGATCCTAGTTTAACCAAGAAAGAAATCAGCCTAGCCCACAAAAAAATCAGGCGGAGCTTGAAATCTTGTCATAAAGTCTTCTTCAATCTTTTCAATATCGGCTTTTGCATCCTCATAAATTGCTCGTGAATTTACTGTGACTCCCCCAGGAAGAGTAACACCTTCATACTTTATCAAATTGCTTCCCCATTGTTTTTTAAGTAAAGCTGTCAAATATCTTTTAAGCATCATATCATTATATACTTGAGGATAATCTTGGGGATTAATAGTTTGGTACCCTTCAACAATAATGTATTGTCCAATTTTAAGTGACTTTTTCCAATCATCTGCAATTACAAGACGATCCATATGACGAGTAAAAACAATCTGCTGAGACATACCAGTCAAGGTCATTTCAATCAATCCAAGATATTGTTTGGTCATTTCATAGTTGACCAATGATTCTGGATTGCGAAGACCATATAGGTCATTTAGGAACATCTGATATTTAACACCAAACATATCGGCTGCATCACCAGAGTTGATATTTAATACTCGAAATACACAAAGAAGATCATTAGGTACAGTTATGTAATTGTTATCATAATCTGCCTGAGTGACTTGATGTTTAACAAATGTTCGCACAACAGCATCTGAATGATACTCTTGATAGAATTGAATAGCTTCATCAACACGATCTTCAAGTTGATCATCATCAACGTTAATTTGAATAACAGGTGCTCCCAATGATCGAAGGCAGTAGTCAATGAGTTCTTGTCGTGAGGATGGGCGTGCCATATTACTATTTATAATTATTATTCAGCTTGTTGATTATAATATGGCTGTCCAGGAGTAAGATATTTATCTGCCCATACTTTATAGATTGCAAATAATTTATCTCTTTCTTCTATATTACCATCAGAATCTGCCTGAATTGTTCTATTTTTCAGATCAATTAAAAACCATCCAGATGGAGGATCCCACATATACCATTTTGCCATAAATGCAGTATATTTAATAGCAAGGTTAGGATTTGCTACATAATGAATAGAAGAAACTATCAATTGAGGTATTGATGTACTTACTATTCCTATCTTTGATATAATTGTATTAGTAGTGGTATTTACATTATAATATAGAGGAATGTCTAGTGGAGATATGTTTGTACCAATTTTAGATGGATCTAAAAGACTTAAATTTGTTGTATTACCATTTACATTATATGACCCAGGAATACTTAAATTTGTTGTAGTGGTATTTACATTATATGACCCAGGAATACTTAAATTTGTTGTATTAGAACTTACTACAGATGGATCTCCAGAATCAAGATTAACTGTATTAGAACTTACTACAGATCGACTAGGTATTTTTAATTCAGGTAAATAATTAAAAAGATATGGTGTATCAAATATGGAAGATAATGTTGAATAAGATGATGGTGTTGCTGTAATGTCTATTAAAGGTAAACCGACTGGTGAAGGAGAAATAGGAATTTCTATTGAAGTATCTGCTCCAAAAGTCGGGCTCAATAGTAGAGCTATTATTGTAATTATTTGTATTGTTGTACCCATATTGTATAATTGGTAAGCCCTTTCCAGAAGATAAGTGATCCAGCAAATGGTTTTATACTAGTAATTTTATGTTGATCTAAATCACTGGAAATTCGAGTTAATGTATTGATTAAATCTGTATAATCAGGTAAAGTAATAACCAGTCCATAAGGTTTCATAGCCTCAGGAAGTCCTACTAATAATGGCGCATTGATTGCAGTTACAATTGGTTTCATTGCAGTATCAAATTCATCACCTCTTACAGATTGTTTTGTTGCACGTCTAGTTTTAACAACTGTAGAAATACATCTTGCTAATAATTCTTTACGAATATTATCATAAGTTGGTATGATAAAATTACCTGTCGATACCAATAATATTTCAGGTATACTCATCGTTTCAATAACAGTCTTTCCAATAGTATTGGGAGCCAATATTGTATTTTTTAATTTATAGTAATCAATATCATTTGGTTGAATCAATGATATAAATTCAGAAGAACGTAATAAAATTTTATTATTATTTTGAAAAGGTATGTGTAATAGTAATTTAACATCACTCAACAGTAATGTTTTTTTATCTGCCATATGATTAATCAGCAGATCTATTTTACTTTTAGGAAGTAAATCTGTGTAAATAAAATCAATACCTGTAGGAGCCAGGGTATCATTTATATACATATCCGCAAGGCAGATACTCTGAGTTTGTAGAGTATCTGCCCAATTGGAATATAATATATCAATAGCCCCATCTCCTAGAACTTTTGACATATTGATGTCAAAAGTATCAACATCAGCTTGTACTTTAATAGCATCGCGCTGTTCTATAATAGAACTTGGATCTACTGCATATACACATAATTGTGTAAAGAGAAGTAGCAACGCGATGTATAATTTCATAGTATATTGTTTATATTATAACTTATTGATATTGTGCAGCCCAAGTCTTATAACCTTCTGTGCCCTTATAAAAAATCATTGATCCAGCACATCTATCAACATTTGGTATTTTACGTTGATCCAATTGATCACACTGTTGTTCAAGTTGAGAAATTAGATCGGTATAGTCTGGTAGCACAACGGTAATTTTAAATGGTGCAACAGCTTCATATAGTCCTGCCCATAGAGGAGCATTAAGAGCAGAAATAATTGGCATCATATCAGCATCAAATTCTTTTTCATCATTTGACTTCTTGGCTAGTCTACGAGCTTTTGTTACCACACCAATACAATGAGATAGAATTTCTGAACGAACTTCATTATACTGATTTGCATCAATAGGATATTTAGTTAGCAATACCAATTCAGGTACAGTCATAACACTTGCAACACTTCCTGTAAAAATAATTCCTTGCAACTTTTTATACTTCAAAGTGTAATATTCATAGACAGATGAATCAAATTGTTCTAAAATCAAATCAGCATGTGCCGTTATGGCAGCATTCTTTTTATAAGGTAATTTGTTAAGTAGGATGCCGTCAGCCCATGTGTAAGTAGTTTTACCACCAATATGATCTAAAAGAGCTGTAAGTTTAGCATCAGATAAGGTATTAATAGTATTTTTATTTCTGCTCAACTCAGTAGCTATAATTTTATCTGCAATATAAAGATCTACCAAAAAATCATTTTCGGTTTGTAGTGTATCTGCCTTGGCAGCAATTAAAGCAGCATAATTTTCAGTTCCCAAGAACTTATTAAATTGGGAATCAAATCTAGTGAGCTCTTTGGCATCCGTAATTGCAGCACGCTGTGATAAGATGGTAGTTTCTTGAGCACCCAGAGCAATCAAAGGTGAACAAAATAAGGCGAGTGTTAATAGTGTTGTTAGTTTCATAGTTATTAATTTATTTTGATTATAGTAGTATTCTATTGGTGTATGCCATCTATT